CTCCGCGATCTGCTTGCGGTAACTAAACCCGAGGTGCTCAGCAATATGAGCCTGCAACGAGGCCATAATCTGTTGCGCCTGCGGGTTCTGGCCAATCATTTGCGCGATCATAGGATCTTGCATAAAAGCTGTGTGCGTTGCGATATGTGCGTCATGGTCTTGGTAGATAAACGCACGCATCGGTTTACCAATAAGCGCGTCCATATTCTCGCTAACCGGGTCTTTCGGTTTGAGGTCTTCTTTCGTCGGGACAAGTTTATCTGCGTTCTTGACCCCAAGAACCTCGATCATCTGCCTGTGTAGTGCTGGCAGGTCGTAGATCTGCGGTGCAGACTGGGCCATCTGAAAGACAGCCTGATACTGCACAACCCGCTGCGCCATCGTCGAACTATTCGGGTCGCTAACAGGGATTACGTCTACGAGCGCGTAGTCAGCCTGTCGGGCGCTGACCTCCCCCCTCAGGGGTTCGTAGCCGTACTCAGCAGGGGCGTACTCGGCCATGATCGCTTTGAGGAGCTTGAACTCCTGCTTCATGGCATAATGTACGCGAGCCTGCACCGCAGCCATTGGCTTGAGGGTACGCTCAAGCAACGCAAGTGTCGTGCCCACTGGGGCGTTAGCCGACATATCAGAGATGTTCATATCGCTGATAGCGCCGAGCCTACGACCTTCCTGCGTAATCCTGTCGAGTAGCTGGAGTAGGGTCTGCGACGGCTCCTTATACGGGAGCGGCATAATATTGTCGCGCACACTACCGGAGGGCACATCTACGTCGCGCCACTCACCCGGCTCGATGGGTGTGTCGTCGCCTTTAATACGAAGGCCACGAGATTTTAGACCGCCCGGAAGATTAGACAGCGTACCCGCGTCAACCAACTGACGGATAAGCGACGTACCGGCCCGTGCGTAGCCACCGATAATATGGATCAAACCAAGGCCGTAGAACCCAAACCCCGGCACATAGACGTAGTGCACGAAGTGCTGCCGCTTGAGCATCAGCGGATCTTCGGGGTTCCAGTTACGGCGGATAGCGAGAACAGCGCCGGTACCACGTTCAATGGTAACAACGTATGGGCGGGCAACCTCATCATCAGAATCATCAAAGCCGTCGATAACCATATCGACGTGAATCTCATAGATGCTGTAACGCTCGTCGTCAGTAATCGAGTAGCCGCCTTCCTCCGCTTTTCTCTCTTCAATATCGGTGTGGAACGGCTGTGGGTCGCCTAGCTCGATATCCCGGTAGAAGCCGCTTACCTGTAGCTTGCGAAGTTCATTCTTGGTCTTACGCATAATGTGCGTAACACGCTCTGCGCTCTCGATATGAGAGGCTCCGTAGGGTACGATGACATCTTCAGCCGGGACGTAGATCGCCACCTGCCGCATGATGTTCGGGTCGTAATAAACTTTCTTGAACGCAGACCCAGCCAGACCAAGACTGTAGAGCAGGCGCTCATGCTCCGGGCGGTACTCAACCATCCGCTCCGTAAGCTCGTAGTTCATGTCCGCCTTTACGCGCTCGGCGGCTTCCATCTTGTCTTGGTTCTCTTCTCCAAGGATCTTTACGCGAACTGGGCCAGCGGCGGGGAACGTCTCGCTCATAGTCTCTGCTTGGAACCGAATAGCGGCTTCGGCAAGAACCGTGGAAAACACACCACACGCGCCATCCCACGGATCAGTGCGCTCTTCGTACTTGAAGCCTAGAACGTCCAGACCCTTAACAAAGGTATCTGCCCAGTCTTTGCGGCTGTCGATGTCTGTATCTACATACCCAACAAGCTCGTTAGAAATACTAGCAAGCGCGTTGTCGTCTAAGGACTCAGCTAGGTTGGCATCAAAGGAGGTAGGCTCGATATCCTCTCCGGGGACAAGCGTAATCTCAACACTACCATCGTCGAGTGTCACCATATCCGGGTTGACAATCTCGATCTCAAGCTCACCAGCATCTTCCTCGATATATTCGTCGATGCCTTCAGGTGCGGCGTATAGTCCTTTTTCAATCGCCATTATCTATCCTCTAGTAGTATCCGCCGCGACGTTGCTTGAAGTACTGTATGGGGTCCGGCTCATCAGAGGGCAAACGAATAAAACCACCCTGCCTAAACCGCATAAGCGCCATAACAGTAGAGTCAACCAAGTCATCATGACTCATAAATGGGAATCCGGCAATCTCTTCTATAACTTCTTCTGCCCAGCGTGTCTGAGGCATCCATACCATACCTGATGCTACAATGTCTGCTACAGAATTAAGACGCGCCAATTTATCGCCGGAGCCTCTGTGTGGTGTATACTCCTGTACAGGAAGACCCATACGGCGCATTTCCTGATAGATGGCTGTGCCTGCGCTTTTCTTCTCAACGATAAAGGCGTCTGGTTCCCACTCCGAATACTCACGCATAGCCAACTCTTTGAGTTCAGGGAACTCAAGCCGGTCCTTGATGCTGTTAAGCAGGATGATGTTATGAGTGCCCTCGTGCTCGTTGAGGAACACACCCCACGTTGTGAGGGCGGTGTAGTCAGCTCTGTTGTGTTTTTCAGCCGCAGCGTCCAGAGACATTATAATGTATTCGCACATCGGTGCGTGCTCGTCACCCCAACGCGACCACCACTCACGCTTGACAATAGAGGCTTCCTCTGCTGTCGGCTGCTGCTGGTACTGTGCGTTCCACTGGAAGACGGGCATAGACGCCTTGGTACGTAGGAGGGCGTCCATATCAAAGAACTCGGGCCACAGGGGCTTCTGCACTAACTCCCCGGTCTCCTTGTTCTCCGTATCCAGAATGGCGGGAAACTCAACTATCTCGTATTGGTCCGAACGCTCATTTTGTCCCATATCTCGGGTAACGCGCCCGGTGAGATCGTCCATGTGCCATCGGGTCTGGATAATCGCCACCCGACCCCCCGGCATGAGTCGTGTTCGAGCGCCGAAGGTAAACCACTCGTAGGCTTTCTCAAACACCTCAAAGTTTCCGTTGATGACATCTTGTTCGGAATGGGGATCGTCCACAAGCAAGAGGTCAGCACCACGGCCAGCAAGGGCAGAACCAATACCGCACGCGTAATACTCACCACCCGAGTTGGTATTCCACCGACCCGCAGACTTAGAATCCGACGCCAACTGGACTGTGGGGAAGATATCACGGTAAGCATCTGTATTAATTAGGTTCCTAACTTTTCTACCGAAGTCCACAGCGAGGTCAGTGGTGTGTGACACCATCATAACCTTCTTTGTCGGGTTCCTACCAAGGAACCACGCCGGGAACATGATAGACACAAGCTGTGATTTACCATGACGCGGGGGGATATTCACGCAAATACGGTCTTTATTGCCCTGCTCAATGTCCATGAGCATGTCTGCGAGCATACGATGGTGCTTACCAACGATGTAATCGGGCTGCATATGCTTGCAAAACTCGATCAGATCGGCGTATGCGGCCTCATTTCGCCGCCGATTGTCTAATTCATCGACCAATTTGTCGATTTCAGCCACTTCTTCGGGCGAAAACGCATCCAGATTGGCGAGCATGTGCTCAATCTCAGCCTCTGTGAAGCCAAGCTCACTCATTTCTCTACCCCAAGCTCCTCGGCCACGTCGATGACCTCGCTATCAATGATAACTGCGTCATCTTCGATGGGATTTACGAGTTTTGCCAGCTTAGAGCGTAGCTTCAGGCGCAAATCCTCGGTAGACTGGTGGGTTACAGTCACTTCTGACTTCTCTGCGAACAACCCAACGTCAGAAATCTTACCCAAAAGCTCCAAAGCACGGATGCGAACCCGTGGATCGGGGTTGTCCGTCTCTAAAATCAGCTTGTTCGTGACCATATGGCGGATCTGGGCCGCGTTCTCAGCCACTAACTGTCCAAATTCGGTGAGGATACTGTTCGTCAGTACCAAGGAAGCGGGGGTAAGTGTCGCTGCCTTCTTCAGTGTCACCTTCTTGGAGGTCTTTTCGGGGTCTTGAGCGTAAGCGTGCGTCAGTTTAGCAGCTACGTCCTTATCTTCCTTGGTGGGTTCCGTGTCTAACCCATGTTCAGAAAGCTCTTTTACCGTATTTGCGGCAGCTTCGGTGTATTCCTTCAGGTCGTCGTAAGACGCATCGGGATCTACAGGCACGCCGACTTCTGGTTCTATACGCAAGACCATATCATTTTCGCAGGTGTTAACCGTTACTCTATTATAACACACAAAATATGTTATACAAGGAGGTGTGGGACTCCTATGGGGGGTACTTCTATATATGGACTTTCGCCAGCAGGAAGGCAGAATTGCAGAAGCGATTTTGACAGAATATTTTTTACGGCTCGGGTATTATGTATTCGTGCCGCTAGCTGCACAGGGTCCGGTAGATCTTGTGGTTGTAGACCCCGAAACTAGAGAAGTGGTTCTACTCGACGCAAAGAAAGACCGTAAGAGAACTAAAGGTTGGCAGGGGCGAGCGCCAAACCATCGCATACACCGGATGCGTAAACCCATACAGAAAAAATTAGGTGTAAGATTAGCTTACGTTAATCTTGATGACAGGACTGTGCATATAGTGCCAAGTCTTGATATGCCGTGCCCGCCGGAACCAGATGCCGAATAGCTATTTGGACAGGTTGGACAGGTTGGACAGGTTTAGCCCCGTTTTGCGTAAAGTTTCTATAGAGATTGTTATGGGAGAGTTTACACAAATAGGGGGTAAAGCTGTCCAACCTGTCCAAATAGCTAACTCAGCGAAGTACTCAATATTCGTGCAAACTAGTAATATACAGAGATGTGTGGAGTCCCAAGCTGACAGCGGCCTCCCGCCCCCCGGTACCCTTCGCCGGATCGCGTTTCGGGATGTTAGTGCGCCACACTAACAAAACATGTAAAGCGGTGTAATTTTATTTAATACGGTGCCGATCTATCTATTGCGCTGTTCGTCCTAACTTGTCATATTGTGATCACCGAACGGCGCGGTGCTGTTCGGTTCAACTGAAAGGAACTCACACTATGTCCAAGTTTACTTTTGCTTCCCATGTTACCGCTCACGCCAAGGCCGCCGTTAAGACTGAAGGGCTTATGGCGAAAGCCTGCGATGCCATGATCGCGGACGGTATCGCGGTCGCCATGTTCTCTAAGAAGACAGACGACAGTGACCGGGCCGAGGATTTCCGCAACGGCCTCAAGGCCGCGATTGTCGCGTCATTCACGGCGGCGGATCAGCGTTTGCTGGATACTCCGACTAAGGGGCTGTCTGATAACAAGAAAGCGCACAAGCGCTACATGCAGCAGCAGATCGGCGCTCGCGTGAACGATTACAAGCGTGGTCTACAGCGCCGTTTAGATGGTGGCGGGAAAGGCGCGGACCAGAACCGCACAACGGACCGCACGTTTGTTGAGGAACGGTTAACCGCTATCATCAAGCGATGTGAGAAGGCAGAGGACGCGACGTTCGACGTTGTGTCTGTTATTGAGGCTTGCCGGGTTGCACTCGGTAAGGTCCAGATCAAGCTAGACGATCTAGTTTAACATCTCAGGGCGGGGCTTCGGCTCCGCCTTTTTTTGTGTCTGATGCCAGTTATCCTGCGCCGCGTCGCGTCTACGCGCCCAAGCTGTTGGGGAGTTCTATGCACGCAGCCATAATCGGCACAGTCTTATCCGTGTTTATGCGCCTCGCCTCAGTGCGACATTCATCCCACCCCGGCATTTCCACAATACCCTGCGGCACCATCATCGGGCCGTTCAATATAAACAAGATAAGCGACACTTTCATCGTGTGCTCCGGCGTTAGGCTGCGTGCAGCCTAACGGTTTTACACCCTCCCCGTCAAGCCAAATTTGTTAGTGCAGCACTAACTTTTCCACCACGTATTGTGCAATGTAGCAGCAATAACCCGCTTGATGCCAGTTATCCTGAGCCGCGTTGCGCCTAAGTCATTGAAAAGATTACAATGTTCCAAATGTTCCCTAATGTTCCCACAATGTAGCAGTTTACCGACTACATTATGTTTCGTGCCGTATCGTGTCGTTTGGTGCAGGGATTTAGCAGGAAGTCTCGTCTATCGTTTGTAAAAACGTGTAAAAATATATAAATATATAATATGAGTATGTAATGTAGTTAAGTTAGAAAAATATGACCCCCCTCCGCGCCTCCCCTCTAATGTAGCTAAAGTTAGTGCTGCACTAACAGACCCGGATCTGCACCCATATTTTCCTGAAATCCAGCTACATTGCTACATTCCTTTATTATCAATGACTTCCAGACCCCCACGTTGGAACATTTAAGAACATTACAGCACAAAACACTTCCATACACGTTTTGGTAAACATTGACATACTATGACGTATTTGGTATTATATTAACAGTTGGTGGATTTCCCGCCAACGACAACAACGGAGAAACCAAATGAACTACGAAGCAATCGAGAATGTTAGTGCAGCACTAACAACGGCAACAACCCCCAACCCCGCCGCCGCACCGGCTCCCTCTGTCTCGTCCGTCCCCTCTATCTCGTCCAGTGCCATGTTGTGCGAACTCAGCATCTCGCAGTGGACCGGACGCAAGAAGGACCGCCGTGCATCGGATGATGTGACCCGCGACAATCACGCGGCGACCGGAGTTGCATCGGTCAACAAGAAGCTGCTCGGCGACTGCGCCGAATTGGATGCGGTGCAGAAACTCACGGGTAACATCCGCAACATGCACTACAGCATGACGATGCCGTGGTCCGACACGGGTATGCGGCTCGTGCCGACCGCGCAGTACTTCAAGTACCACCAGCAGATGACCGCGCTACAGGCTGAGTGGGAGCGGCTCGTGCAGTCCTTCCTCGACGCCTACGACTGGGAGATCAGTCAGGCACAGGCCAAGCTGGGCGATCTGTTTGACCGTGACGAGTATCCGACTGTTAGTGCGCTCACTAACAAGTTTGCGTTCCGGCTCAGCTACATCCCGCTGCCCGACGCTGGGGACTTCCGCATCGACATTGGCAACGAGGCTATGGAGCAGGTCCGGTCTCATTACGAGGACTACTACTCGCGGCAACTCACCAACGCC